GCAGGTTTTCTGACCAACTCTTCATCGCTATCTCTTCCACCATATTCATCTGCATTGCAAGAGCCAACCCCCTTGCTAGCTGCATGCAAACGGTCTTTCCATTCCAGCCCTTTCGATTGGAACGAATCCAATTGAGAGCGCGGAACTTCAGGTCTTTTGCTGTAGCAACCGTGCGCGGCGTAAAGCTTGCTTCCAGGATTAGAAATGCCAAGAATTCTTCATCCACCGAAGACTCTTTGGCCATATTCTCAATCTCTTCCGCAACGTTCCTCAGTGGGGGTTCACAGTATGGGATGTCCAGGCTCCTGTAGAATAGCCAGATGGCAACGAAGGCCATCCCTTTCTCTACAAGTGCATCTGCACCTCCCACCACCGCTACTAACGCACAAAGTGCGGTACACATCACAAATACCTGCTTACGGTACTCATCGGAGTTGCCCAAATAAAAGGCACCCTTCGCGAGCAATGCAAAGCAGGTACACACTCCCGTGAGAGTCAATGTGTACCCCGAGGTATCGCCATACCCGAACGCCCCCCTCATTCCGGAGATGAGGAACGTCACAAGAACTGTGAGCATGGCAAGCATGGGTGGTATCGAATCGCTGGGTTGAGTCACCTCTTCCTCACGTTCGATTGGCACGACAAAAGAGTCGTACTCCGCCCCATGCTTGGCAGCTTGTTGCAGCCCTTGCAGCGCCTCTTCATCCTCCGATGTAGGGACTCTACGCATATTCCAGAGTTTCGCCCGCCGTGCCGGGTTCAACCTCTGGGAGGAGCCCCGCTTCTTCGCGGGTGGGCAATCCTTTTCAGGGCCCTTTTGCTCCTTGGAGGTTCCCTTTTCAGGGGTGGGGCAGTCCTTTGCAGGGCCCTTATCCTCCAGCTTGCATCCCTGCTCTGCGATCCAACTTCGCACACCAGGTGGGTACACCTTTTCAGGTTCCCGTTGCTTTAAGACCCCCTTCTTGGGGGTCTTGGGCGGAGCAACTTTTTCAAGTCCCACCCCTTCACCCTCTCCAGGGTGTTTAACAGCACCGCGTGCTGAGTTTTTCCCCCGCGCTGGGGCCCGGCGATTG